GCTGGGGCCCCCCGGTCGCCGTCGGCCGGAGTGGGAGATGCCTTATCTCCGTGGGATAGAGCTACTTACATGGCGTTTGTTTAGCCTAGGTACCGGTCGCTGAAAGCGGAAACCTAGGGCGACTAGAGGTCTCGTGAGAGTAGGTTTACGATAGGTGAATCGCAAACTGTGAAGAGCTGCTGTCGCGCGAGTTCATTACAGAAGTCACGGTATAGGTGTGCGTCCATGCCATAATGGTGTTGATAATGTGCAATGATATCATCAAGTGGTATGGGGTCAGAATCGTATGAGACTTTGTGTGTGTACTCATTAGATAGTTCGATGGTGGCACCATGGCCAACGTCGAATGCACGGGGTAAATGTCCAAAGGTTGGGTCGATCTTGGCATATTCTAATAGGACTAAGTTGATTGAACGCAACCAAATGCGCTGGTCAGTGGGGTTACGGTTTACGTCATCACAATAGATCTTGGATAAGAGTCTGCCGGTTTTAGGCACGAAGTGCCATTGCTCGCGACTATATAGAAATCGGCCAGAGCAGAAATCGGCGTCTCTAAGGTCAGTGAAAAATTCAACTTTTGTGTCCATTCCGAACTGAAGGTACTTGTTAAGAATGCCTTGTTTCAGTCCGAGAGTAGTGGCAAGCGAGAGAGGCATGAGGGTAATGGAGTCGTCGCCACAGACCAAAGAAGCCCAGGGGGTGTCAAAACCAAATATAAATAACTTCATGATCATGTTGCACATAGTGTCAGTATACGCGGTGTCGATGGAACCTGATGCCATGTGAGGTTCGCAAGAGTACTTTGTTCCTGAGGGGAATCGCCCAATGTGGCGCTTACGTTCAAGCATGTTCAATACATGTGGTGGGAACGTTTTAGCGTTAAGACGGTGCAAAAGGGATAAAATGCGTTGTCGTATGTGCAAGTCAAAAGTTGATTGGTCGTCGGCGATTGCGACAACAGGGTCGTCAACACCTAGATGCTGAATGACGAGCTGATAGAGATGAGTAAAGGCTTGGCCAACTTGGGACGTAGTGAGGCCACTTGTGTATATAAAGTGCTTGTGGTGTTCTGTGATGTCATGTGAAAAATTGGGTTTCATAACTTCCTTGAGTATTTGTGTGGCATGTGATATGTATGGGCCGCCAAATACGACATCCTCATCAGGGCATCCTTGTATGACACGAGGTTTGCCAGATGAGATAACTTCGTGGAGGTGGCGTTTCACGAGTTTCTCTCTTTTCAAGAAAGTTTTGTAGCACCTACGCTTGAGGCCAAGCGGGTAGTTTTCTTTTAGGGTCTTCGTGAGCTGTTTACGTCGGCCTGGCTTAAATTTGGAGAAATACGTCAGTGTGTCCAAAGGGATGGCGGGGTAAAACATGTGTTCGAATGCATTACAGAACTGCTCAAAGGCCAAATGCCACGTCCCAGTGCAATTTTTGTGGAAAACTGGATCAAGGTCTG